GCAACACCCGTGGGCATTGAAGGCCTACTGATTCACGTTGTCAACTCGCACGGCCATGACGTCAATGCCACGCTGATCGAGGCAGAGAAGCAGGTAGATCCCCCTAAAGTGGATCTCGAACACACGACAGAAGCGCAGATGTTTATGCCAGATCCATCGGCATCAGGAGCATCGGCGCCTCCGCGCTCCGACCCGGCCTCTGAGGCCGCAGGGTTCATCCAAGGACAGACGATTTCAAGGAGCGCACTTAGCGGTGCTGAAGCAGGCACCCAAATGATGGACCCCGGCGCACTTGGCGTGACAGTGATGTCAGTAGCCAAGTCTTTGCGCCCTTCAATGATCCCTATGGAAGAGGGATTTCGCACCGGACAGCAATACGACTATCGGGACCGCGCTCTCGGCGCTTGGGCCGAAGTTGCCAACGTGACGGTCAGTTCCAGCTCCACAGCTGGCACTACGATCGCCAAGCTTCCGCTCTACAACACTTGCGGCAGATGGCTGCGAGATTACATGCTCCAACATGAGTTTGTAGCTGGAAGCATGGAGTATCGAATCGTCTTCTCGGCATCGTCGACCTTTCAAGGATCTCTTTTGGTCTCCGATTTGGAAAGGACTTACGCGGAAAATCTTATGGACATTGACTTCCTTTTGACCAAGGCTAACGAAATTTTGCCTCTTAATGGACAAAACGTATCTACGACTTACGCCCTTCACGACGCTAAGAGTAATGCTCAAGTGCGCAAAGTCGCTGACGTTCTTCAACCCTTCCCAGATGGAGGCATTCCTGAAATTCGATTGACCGTTTACCAGCCTCTCAGCAATCCGTTTGATGGTCAAACCCAAGTGCAGATCAAAATTCTCGCTCGTCCGGGCGAAGACTTCCGTCTATGGGGACCTGTGGGCGAAAGCCTTAACACTTCTGCTGCCCCCGACGAAGCGGTTTACGAGTTTGAAGAACCGGTTTACGTCTACATTGAGGGATCCAACGAACCACGAACAGCCGGAGGCGATAAGACAGGACGGGTCATCACTGACGGAACCGACGAATGGCTGCACGACAAAGTCTTGCCTGTTTACGAAGAAGCCATCAAGCGCATGGGACAAAAAGGAGGACCTGGACCTTACACTAATTACATCGCTGCTGGAAACGAAGGATCTAAGGACGGCGTCTTGTCAATCAACATCGGCGAACTAACTGACGCTTTGGATTTGACCAATCATCCCCGTTACGCCAACATCAACGGGAACATGATGAAAGCCCAGAGTGGCTTCAAGCCAGACGAAGTGCTTGCGGACTTTGACGCAAATTGGTTTACGTACGCCCCTGCGGGCTATATCTCGAACACCACGGAAAAGACTGTTGGCGAATTCCCATGGACTGTTTACGTCACCTCTGACGAGAATTCCATTGTTTACTCGGGATGGGGAAACATTAAAGAATTGGATTTTAGCAAGAAAGACGTTGCTACTGCCGTTTTCGGCACGCAAGCGACGGCGCGTGATCGCGCTTTGTCTCTCATCCAATTCTCCAGAGTCAACCCTCCAAGAGTGGCTTCGGATTTGCTGGAAAATCGTCCCACGATTTGGACTGATTTGCCGTGTATGAACCGCTTGGAAAAAGGACTAGGATTTACATCCTTTGTGGATGGGACTTTGCTCACTGTCACCATTGATGATACTATTTCCATCCCAGCCGTCAAATTCGGGCGCGGATTGTTCGTGAATAACGACGGGTACCTTCATGGCAACAGGATTAGCAAGATAAAGATCAAGACAGTTGGTTCTTCGGGACTGGGATTGCCCACTCCCTTTTCGCCGCCTCCGGGATGGGTTAGCTCCATCTATACGGCGGGTCAGAAGCGTAAGACTTTGGGAATGGTGAAGAAGGAGACGGTCGCTTACGACATGCAAACCGAAGCGCATGCGGGCGCTGCAATTGGTACTGCCATTAGTGGTGGCCTTGGCGGTCTTTTCGGTGGCCTAGGGCAATATTTCGGCCAAAAGATGCAGAACGATTGGTG